AGTCAGAGTCACACCCCGCTGATCGCCAAGCGTCCAGTTCGTGAGTGTGTGCCATGTCGTCGTATCGCTGATCGTTGTCGGATAATACGCCCCCGCAGCCAGGTACAACTCACCGTAGATCTGGTTTGTCGCGCCAACTGCAGCGCCGGCCACCTGTGCATCCACATACGCCTTGTTCGCCGCCTCGTCGTTGTTAAGCGGCGTCGGTACATGGATATCGCCCGAGAACGTGCTCGTGCCGGGCCCGGTCGCCGTGAAGGTATCAGCCTCCACGTCGCCGGCATTTGTGATATCGAATCCGCCGGCGTTGATATTCGTGTCCGCCGGATACTCCGCCCACACACTGATATCCGTGGGGTTAACCACCCCACCGCCGCCAACTTGACCGTGCGCCTGTGCCGCCAGGAACAACACCAGGGCGACGAACACCAGGATCACTGTCAGCAATATTTCAGGATATACCTTGCGCATCGTTTACGCCTCCTGGATGCAGAGCACCTTGCTCGATCCCGTGTTCGTGATTCCATACACATCGCCCTGCGGGCAGTAACCCATTGCCTGCGTCGCATTGAACGTGCCACCGCGCGCCGTCAGCCGGATCCCCTTGTTCCCCTCGGCCGCATACCCGAACGAGAGATAGATCGTCGTGTCCGAGTCGTTGGTGATAATCAGCTGATTCCGCCGGCCGCGGATCCGGCGCCAGGTCACCGCAGAGTCGGTTGTGTCGTCACCGTCTTCTGCCGTCGGCTGCTTCGCTGCCGTTGCCACACCTGCCGAGATGCACCAGTAACCGCGCTTCGTCCCGTTCGCATCCTCAACATAGACCTTATCGCCCACTGCATACGTCGCACCCGCCGCCCACGCTGTCAGAGCCGCCACCTGGCTGGGCCCCAGCACGGCCGGCACAATGAGCTCCGACGCGTTTCCGATCGATCGCTGCAAAGGCTTGTAATTGATAAACTGCATCCGTCTTCCTCCTAGTCACTCACCACGTATTCACAGAAAAGCACCAACACACCCGCCGTCAGGTCCGCCACCTTGATCACCATCGTCAGCTGACGTGCCGCCGTGCAGATCACCATGTTCGATCCGGCCCCGTCCTGGATCCCGTCATGGATCCCGACTGTGCCGGCAGTACCGAGCACCTCATCCGCCAGCAGATCCTCCACCCCCTCGGCCTGGAAATTGATCTCAGCCGCACCGCCACTGGTGACCGCCGTTATGACGTGATAGAAGGTGCGCTTGATAATCGCGTTATCCGGAATCGTCACACCGAGCAGGATCGAGCCCTGTGCCCCACCATGCTCATCAAAGTCATACGTCGCCCGCGCAACGCGTCCCGGATGTAACCCGTCCGTTGTCTGCGGCCCCAGCTTGGCCTCAGTTATCGCGGCATCCTGAACGTCGGCCGTAGCCACTGAATCATCGAGGGGCACAACCACGCTCGGTGTCCCGAGCAGAAGCCAGCGATCCGGCGTCATGAGGTACCGGCCTTGTGCATCAGCAACCGGCGTGTAACCCGGTGTCACATTCGCGTTGACGTTACTCATAGTCTTCTCCTAGCCCCAGCTGTTCGCTATTCCGCCGCCGAGGTACGTGTAAGAGCGGGATCCGCCCAGCACATTCCTGTTACTCGTTGAATTGTGATAAACCGCCAGCTGCACATAATCAGTCACCGACGCGAGCCGAAGCCGGCTCACCGCGACAATACTGGTGGGATCATCGAGCACGGCCGTCTTCTGCGTGCTCCCTTCCTTGACCACGCTCCCATTCACCAGGAGCACCGCGCGCATAAAGGAACCGGCCGCAATGTTCTCCATCTTCACCGCGCCAACAAAGTCGTAGTAACCCTTCACGCCTGGCGTATACTTGTACGTGCTCGTGTCGAACACGTTGCCGGGGTCATACTGCTGGCTGCTCAATGCCACCACCCGGTACCCGTTCTTCGCAACCGACTGAGTAGCAGCACCTGAAAACGCCTCGAAAACCAGACCATCAGTACCGTTCGCCAGGCCCCCACGCGTTGCCAGCTTCGCGTTCGTGAGCTCACCATCGGGGATAGCAGCCACAGGGATAGCATCATCCGCGATCTGATCCGCCGTGATCGCATCATCCGCGATCTGGTCAGTATCCACCGCATCATCCGCAATCTTCGCACCCGTCACCGCATCATCCGCAAGCTGCGGAGTGTCAATCCCGCCGGCCTTAACCTGTGCCTTGCCGGAGCCGTCGTCCTCGATCGTTACCTGGTCAAGTGCCCCACTGGACGCCGCGAACAATGCCTCGCGCACCAGGTCACGCAGATTCGTGTCTGCCTTCAGCCCCGTTGCTCCGATGAAATCATGGCCTGGATCAAAATTCGGCATCTCATACACTCCTTACAGCGTGCCGGCGTAGCTGTGCCGCCACGGCAACACTCTTTATGCGGATCTTGCCGCGGGTATTACGGATCTTCAGTGCGAACGACCGATCCATCGTGAGCCGTCTCAGGAACCGGAACGGATGTTCCGCATACATGTTCAGCTGGATCCCGGCCGAGCTCAGATAGAAGTTTCCGCTGTCCGGTATGGCCGTCGCATAGTCCTGTCGGAACGCATCATCGTGATCAAGGTTCGCGTTCTCATCGTCCCAATCATCCTTAACAATGTCGTAGGAGGTCGGCGTGAACTCAGTATCCGTGAACAGGGCATGTTCCTCGCGGAAGTCGGACCCGAGCATCGTGATCGAGATCTTAGAATCCCAATGTTCCAGGATAACTTCACCCCGGCCCATTCTCTTGTTCGACGGATCCTCGTGCCGGTATTGCCTGGTCACGATATAGGAATCGATATCGAAGACCGTTGACGTCTCCGTGTGCTGTGTCCAGTAGTCCGTATCAGTGGGCAGGTTCCCCTTCGTATAGTCAAGGGCCTCATACACCGCCGTCTCACCCGTCTCATACCGGACCATCTCACCAGGGAGATAAAGGGAGCTCCCGTCATACTGCGGGCAATCCCCGATAGCATCCTCGCTATCCCACGGATCCCCCGTGAACATTTCCCGGATCAGCCCGTCGTATCCAACGAAATACAGCTTGCTCCCCATCTTCAGGAACTTCTGCACGTTCGTCTGCCCGCTCTGCCACAGACCAACCCACGCACCTTGCTCACCCGAGTCCGGATCCATTGCCAGCATGTCATACACGATCATGGCATTGTTCGTGTCGGACCCGTCGATCGGTACCGCCCAGACCAGGTAATTGTCATACTCGATCGCAGCCACGCCATTCAGAGCCGTTTCACTCGTCCAGTTGATACGATCGATCAGAGGCTGTATCGGCCACGACAACGGCCGATCGATCCCCTGCAGGTAATTCTCATTGTTCCGCTGCAGACTGTAGATCCCGCCATATCCCAGGTATGACACCTGTTCCCCGTGCGCGATCGCACCGTTCCGGCCGACACTCCCACGGTTCCGGTCAACAGTAAGTCGCGTGAGACTCGACCCAAGATTCTGCGCGGAGATGTTCACCAGGGCAGACACGCTCTTGCGCTTGAAGACGATGATCTTATCGTCATTGTGCGGCAACACCTGCATGATCTCGTCGCCATCACCTGGCGTGATCGAGAACGTGCCATACACCAGATCCCAATCATTGAAGTCGAGGATGTCACTCGCGCCGATCGTGGACCGGTTACGGTGGGCCCATAGCCGGCCGGCCGCATACACAGCGCCCCGCGAATTGGGTATCACGTCACCCGTATCCGGCGCCGGCACACTCACGAAGCCCGTATCCGTCCCGTTCCACTGCAGGGGCTCATCACTCTCACCCCGCCACATAAACACGTAATCATTCGCCTGTGTGAACGTGATCTCTTCATCCGAGCCAAGCGTCTCCGACACTGCGATCTCTTCAACCACGCCGTAATCGTTCTTGTAGACAATCCCATCCTTAACGATCAGCACAGAATCATGATCATCCGTAGACAGCCTGATCTGGCCCACGCCCTGCACCGAGCCCCATATCGTCTCGGCAAACTGGAACGGGAACCAGAAGCCCGTGTGCGTCGCGTCGTTGTGCCTGGCATTATCCTCATTGAAATAGAACGAAGACTTGTAACCGGACGTAACAAAGGCGCGCCGGATCCCGCCACGCGTTTCCGGCCATCCGTTGCGGAACGTCATGTTCAACGCCTCCAGACACTGGTACCTGGTAGGGTCAATCATGTTCACCCCACCCAGCCACCGTGTCTGACCGTCAAACACTTCATCTCTGTTCTGCGGTTTCGGCATTTAGTGCCAGTTCCCTATTTCCGTGAAGCAGGGGTTCCGCGGGTTCAACCGCTTCTCCCTGTCCGTGTCCTTGATATCCCGGTTAATCGCCATCCCGAGCAGCCGCTCCGCGTTCTTCAGCTGCGGCCGATCGTCATACTCCCGAAGCACATCCTTCACGTACGCACGCAAAGCCGGCTCCGCTCGATCGATAATGAAAGTCAGCACCCGGTAATCCGTAGGCGTCGCTGACGGATCAAGAGGGTCATAGTTCGCGTCCACCACCGCATCAGACCAGTGCTTCAGTGCCAGCACGCGGTAAGTGGGGTATGTCGTCTCGACCGGCACCTGGATCCGCCGGTACCCGTTCGTGTCTGCCGACAGATGCTTGAAGCGCGTATCCGAGATATCCACGCCCCGTTCCATTGCCAGCAGATCACTCTCTGCGTAAATCCGTTGCCCGCTATCCGCGGAAGAGGATGAGTCGAGCGATCGCAGTGCCCGGACCACATCCACATTCGCCGCGAACGTGATGATCCCGTCCGCATCAGGAGTCGGAGAATCAAACTCGTCCAGCTTCTCGTTATCCCACGGCCAACTGTCCCAGATAATCCGCCCCTGTTCATTCATAGCCGACAGAGCCAGATCCCGGAGCTCCACTTCCAACTGGTCCCGCGGCAAGCCAAGTGCCTGTTGCACACAGTCTGTGATGATCTCCGAGAATGTAGCTGCCATCAGCCAACCTCCGCCGGGGATCCCCGCGGGCCCAGAACTCCGGGCCCGCGGAGTCTCCGGGCCCTATTGCTCTACGTCGTAAGACACCGAAATCCGGCAGGTACCCGTTGCAGCGAGAACTGCATGGACGGGGTACTTCCGGTAGGAGTTGAACGCGTACTCCTGTGTGGTCGTCTCGTTCGCCGTGACCAGAGTCACGATGTCCGCAGCGCGCACGACATAGATCGTGTCGCTGGCCGCACAGGTGATTGCGGTACCAAGCGTCAAAGCAACCGTGCTGCTTGACACAGTGCCAACAACCGAGATTGCCGACAGCTGCCACCCACCGGATCCGCCACTGTCAAAGACAAGCACGTAATCATTGGTGGTCAGAACTGCACCACCGACATAACCGAGCGCGGTCGTGTCAATGGTCAGGGCAGTACTTGCTGCGACTGCCGCGTTCGCGGTCGTCTTCTGCTTCGGCCGATAGACCGTAATGGTCCCGGCTGCCGGCGACGTGTACCACAGCTGCCGCGCGACGATCTGGCCGAGATACTCAGCCACAGTCAGGGAGCACGTATCGGTACCGGTCGCGTACTCCATTCCTCTATCAATTACATTCATCGTGTTACCTACTTCCTTTCTTCAGGTTTTTCTGAAACTCGGATACGTCCTTTCAGGGGAGGGGCCCGGCCGAAGCCGGGCCCACAGGTTCGGGGTTAGCCGTTGTTAGGCGTGTAATGGCTCACAGGAGCGGTCAGCGTGCAGCACCAGGCCGGGTTACTGACTGCTGCCTGGAAAGGCACCAGGTAACCGATGGTCTTCTCCACACCGGTCTTGCTCAGATCCTGCACCTTGAACTTGGGCTTGCCCTTGCCCATCGAGCCCAGACGCTGGTAGGCGAAAGCACTCTTGCCAAAGCAGAAGGCAGTGTGAATCGGGCCGTTTGTCGCGCGGACAAGCGGGGCGCCCCAATCCTCAGTGAACGGCTCATCGTCAATCATGAACCACCAGCGCTTGTACTTGACCAGGGTGCCCTGCCGGATCCCCTCGCCCTTCCACGCTTCCACTGCAGTCTTGAAGTACTTGTCGTCTTCCTGCAGGTCACTTGCCATCGATTCGGAAAGCACGCACACGTACGCGCCATCGATCGTGCGGGCCCCGGCAAGGCTCAGTGCAACCTTGCGCGCTTCCAGATCCCCAAAGGTGATCCGGTCATTCTCGTCCAGGGCATTGAACGAGTTCTTCGCGTTGGCGAAGTAAGCCGGCGCCGAGTCAAAGGTGAAGGAATTGCCCTGCTTCGTGACTGTCGCTTCGACGGTCGTATCAAAAGCAACTGAAGCAGTTCCATCTGCAGCCCAGACACCAGGCTTGAAACGGCCCACCTTGAGCGCGTTCTGCGTCAGCTGGTGGTTACGCCGCATCAGCGCTTCCGGCATATCCTCGTCCGCCCAATTCTCCAGATCGACCCATGATTCCCATTCGGCAATCGTCTGGATCGGCACATACTCGTGTATGTACTCCTGGGGAACCTTCAGCGTCTCGGCACTGTATTCAGCACCACTGGCAGGATCCACAGCCGGGGTACTCATCGGTACCTTCTGCGGCATACGGAAACGCCCCTTACGGAGCACCTTCAGAGAGCCGCCGGCGTTCTTCGGGAGCTGGAACTCCTGTGCGAACTGGCTGTTTGCGAGAACTGTGTCGTAGTCACGACGTTCCAGGAAACGCTGCGAAAGATACTCTTCCACAAGCGCGGCATTCCCGTCCTGGTCGAGAATAGTTGCGAGTTGGTCGTCCATTACGGACCTCCTTTCAAGGTTCAAACACTGGTTTTGAGCGTCATTCGACGCGCTCCAGGTTTGGCCCTGGGAAGCCGCAAGGACGTTTAAGGCGTCCCTACCCGCCCCTTTGGATTAGGCTCCAAGCAGCCGCGCAGTTTTGAGCCTTGCGCAAGGCACTCGCCGTTAGGCGGACATACCCGGAGTCCGGGCTATAATCTTGTCCCGCAGCTGGTCACTCTTGCGCCTGGTCGTGGACGAACTACCGTCCGCGCCGGCGCCAGAGCTCAAAGGCTGCTCATCGTTCTCAATCTGTTGGCGGAACGTATCCCGCTCTTTCTTCAATGGTCCCGTCTGCTTCGCAGCGTGTTCGCTCCTGATCACCCGGAACAGACTCCGCAGCTGTGCCGGCGTCCCGTGTGCAAGCGAGAAGAACTCGCCCGGCTTCTCCGCCGTGCCCACGTTGTCCTCGATCCACTTCATCGCGAACTTGAACTCAGGCGTTGCTTCCTTGCCCTCTGCAGGTGGTGCCACTTCCGGCCACGACTCATACACCGAGCCCAACGCCTGGTCATATTCCGCCAACTGCGCGTTATGCTGGTCCTGCACCGCCCTCGATCGCGTCTGCACTACCGGCATCTCTGCCAGAGCAGCCCGTGCAATATCCTCGCTGGCATCACCCAGCCGACCCTGCCGACCCAGCGCCACAACCGTTGCCACCGTCTGCTCACTTGGCAGACGGTTAATCGCTGCGTTTGTGCTGCGCACCAGCTGCTGTGCCTGCTCGTCCGTCATTTCAACGCCGTCAATAATGTCGCCCGCCAGGATCCGCTCTGCCTGGTGCCGTGCCCTGAACACACCAGCAACCACTGCCGGATCCGTCAGATCCAACTCAGGCGCCTGTGTCCGTGCCGGCTTCCGGGGATCCCCGAGCCCGGCCGGATCCGCCGGCGGCGCCGGCCGTGCCGTCTTCGACTCTTCAAGCTCCTGCTTCAGCCGCGCGTTCTCAGCCGCAAGCTCCCGCTTCTCCTTACGGTTCTTGATCCGCTCCTTAATGAAAGGCGTACGCGCGGCCGGGTCCGATATCTGTTCCGCTTCCGCGAGATCCTCTGCCGTCGGCTCATCAGGATCCGGTTCGGGATCCGGTTCGGGATCCGCATCCTCGCCGGCAGGCGGTTCGTCGGTCGGCCCAGCTTCAGGAGGTGCACCCTCGTCGCCGGGATCCGCCGCGTCTTCCTCCGCTGCCGCTGCGAGGATCTTTTCTTTCAATTCGTCTGAGGCAGAGTGATCCACTTCATCCGCCTGCTCATCTGTATGGTCGTTATTCAATCCGTCCATCGTCCTACCCCCACCTTATTCGTAGTCCATGTCCCACTGGATAGGTGTCAGCGTCTCAGCACTGTCCACCTCTGCTCCTGATCCGAGCAGGACGCTCCTGTCCATCTCCGCCAACACCTCTGACGAAGCCTCCATAAATGTTTCCGCGCGCGTGTTCTGCGCCTCATCCGGTGCATGCCGGAACATGTACTCAAGCATCTTCGCCTTGCCCATCGAGTACGCCGACTGATACGCCGCGTCGAACTCCGTACCCGGATGAGGGATCGAGCTCTGCAGGATGTAGTCTTCCAGCCGCTTCACCAGGAGAACACCGGCCCTGCTCTGCAGGAACCTGCGCAATACCGCCGCATCACCCTTCGTCCACTTGATCGCTGCTTCATCCTTATGGATGAACACCAGCACCTCACCACGCGAACGCCGGATCCGGTACTGCCGCCTCAACCACCATCTGCGGATCCGCTCTCTCATGCTTGTGCCCCCAACACCTGGTCAAGTCGCTGCGCGTTCTCTTCAGCAAGAGCCGCAAGAGCCTTGAGCGTGTCCATCACACCCGCGTCCTGCTCCGTGTTCTGCTGCAACTTCTGCTCCACCTGCTGCAACACCTGGTACACCGGCAACTGGCCTTGCGGGCCCTCTTCCCCTGCCGTACGCAACCAGCGCATTGCCGCCATCGGATCCCAATGTGAAAGGATATCCATGATCGCGCCGTCAACATCCACCACCACGCCCAGATCCAGCTGTGCCCGCACGAAGTCCCAAGCAGCCATTGCCCGGTTGAACTGCATATCAGGATTCATCGTCTTCGCATTGCCCGCCGGCACAACAAGCATCGGCACATCGTAGATATCTTCGGGGGCCTCGCCCTGGTACTCGTCACCATCGATCATCGGCAGAGGCTTCCGCATCTGCGCCAGGTCATCCCAGATCATCTGGAACACGTCAGCCCACGGCTGATTGAACCGGTCAACATCCACCGAGGAAACCGTCGCGCCCCGCGCACTTTCCTCCGCCACTTCTGTCGCCGTCTTCTGGATCCCCTTCTTGGAACTCATGTCAGAAGAGAACTCGTATTGGCTCATCGCACCCACACGCCTGGCCGCAACCCGCTTGTGGTTGTTGATATCGAAATCGAAATTAGCCGGGAACGCCGGCGGCGTCACATACTGCACATTGCCAGGCAGGAAGGATCCCGGCTCATGGCTGATATTCCCACTCGGCCGCTCGTCACCCGTCAGCATCGGCTGCTGATAATAGTCGTAGAGCGTCAGCTTCATATTCTGCAGCGCACTCGCCGCAAGCTGATCATCCATGCAAAGCCGGCCAATACCCCGAGTGTCATAGTACTGCTTCGACCGGTTCTCGAAACGAGGCTGCGAATACGGCCACGGCTTATCCGCGCCCAGCACCACCTCGGGCTCGTCTTCGGGATCCGCGTCGGGCCCAAGCTCCTGCACCACATCCCGCTCACGCCACGGGAACACCGCAAGAACATCATCAGGGGAATCAGGAGAGAATATCGTGCAGCACTTCCGCCCCTTCTTCACACGTCCGCTTCCGTCCTGCTCAACGTCCCACTGCGTCGCGTAGTGCCAATGGGCCCACAACACCAGGCGCTTCTTCTTCGTGTTCGCCGTCGTCACACCCACCAGGTGTTTCGTCTCTTCAAAAGCATCTGTCACCCCGTGCCCGCCGCCGTCGTCTCGTTTCGAGCGGAGCGCACGCGTGATAATCACATCCACATTCTTCCACTTCGGATGTCGCTTCGCGTTCGACTTGAACTCACCCTCACTCCATCGGATGATCTCAGTCAGGAACCGCGCCTTCTGGATATGCTTCGTATCCGTCGGCACAATCAGGTCACGCGGATCCAGCGCCTCGCACGTCGGGCACAGCCCAAAGCGCGGCACCTCTTCCCGGTAATTCTTAACCACTGTGAAGCCACGCACGTTCTTCGTGTCACTCGCCTCTTCGATCGTAGCCAGGATCTTAATGACGTGCCGGAGATAAGTATCGAAGCCCACCTCTGCCTTGGCCTTCTGGTTCGGATCCATTTGAGCCATAGGAATCAGCGTCGCGTAACGCGGCGCGTTGGAGATCATTGCGACCTCCTGGTTCGTCTTCTCGCGCGTAGTATCGTCCACGATCGGAACAATGAAGTTCGCCGCACCGTTGTACGGCTTCGTCTTCTTCTTCTTCCGCTCACACAGACGCCGCTTAATGATCTGCGAATCAATGTCCGCCCATTCAGAACGGTTATTGATCGCGTCAACGATCTCTTCTACGTGCGGGTTCTCGATATTTGGACGTTCTTCAGGCATTGCATCCTTCCCTGGCGTCGGCGGGACCAACAGCCGGCTTCACTTGCCGCTGGTCCCGCCCGTGGTCAGACAGACAAACACCAGGACGCAACAAAACTATTCGATACCTATGAACTCGTTCGTAGCAACGGCGAAGAACAGCAGCCCTTCATCCGGGTCCAACTCAACCGCGGCACTCTTCCAGGTTCCCGAAAGCGCAATCGCGATCTTGTTCGTGCTCGCGCTCCGATTACCAAGGAAGTAGAACCGGCCGGCCTCATCCACATTGGCAAGCGTGATGATGTTTGTGCCGTTAGCAGCCTCACCACTCGCGTTCAGCAGGTTGATAACATCCGCAGCAAGCGTCACTGCCTGGCCGTTCGTAATCACGACGGCAGAAGGCGGCGTGAAAGCAACCGCGCCAGCAAACGTAGCGTTACCAGCAACAGACTCAGTTCCGCCAACCGTTGAGTTGCCGGTGATAGTCTCATTGCCGCTAACTGCCAACGTAGTCGCACTGACATTAGTTGCCGTAACAGTACCCAGCGTACCGGTCATGATCCGATCGATGTACAGCTGGATACAGTTCGCGCCCGACAAGTCGGACGGGTTATAGGTCCATGAACCCACACCCCGCGCGTGCGCAACCATTACCGACGCCACCAGAAGCAGCATCACTATGCAGCACCACCCCACCAGATTTTGAAACCTTCTCATACTCCATGTCTCCTTCCTGTTGTTTGTTCTGTCCCCACAAAAAAAGGGAGCACCCGCTTATCCAGCGCAGTACTCCCGTAGGATCCGTACTCAATGTCCGCCCAAAGGCAGCGATATGTCACACCGTGACTATTCCATCTGTCCGCCTCGTTCTGTAGTTTCCTAATGTCATAATCTCCCTTTACTTACTAGATCGCTACCTAGGCAACAGGTTTTTTACCTAGATTTTCCCGTCAACCCCAGGCGCTTGCCCCGCTCCTTCAGCTGCTCCAGGCGATCCTCCCGCGACATTGGCTCCGTTTCCGGTAGCGGCTTGCCTGCAACCCAATACAAACCAGGCTTCACGCGCCTGAAGTGAGGCGCCGCTAACCGCGACCCGGATCCCACCGACAACATTACCCCGACCGCCTTGAGCGGATCCGCGCTCTTGAACACAGCACCTGCAGCCTGCATACCCTCGTAGACCTCCGCCGGCCTCAGAGGCTTGCCCGCCGTCAGTATCACCTGCTGCGCGATAACGTGCAGCTGCACCGGCGCGTTCCTGCCCGAGCTCACCCGGTTCTCCGGGCACCCTTTCACCCGCGCCTTAGTCGTCGCCTTCTTCCGGGCTTTCCTCTTCGGCTTTCGCGTTGCCGGCCGCGGCGCCGGTGGCGACGGCGGATCCTGTTGCCCAAGGTCTTCCACTGCCTTCTCGTCTCCAAACACCGACAGCGCCTGCAGCCGTTCCGCCAGCGCAAGAATCTTGCCGCACACTTCCTCGCGCCCCGCCAGGCCCTCCATGCGTTCCAGTACATCGGCGTCAACAATGCACATCTTCTTCCCGTCGGCCATCTCGCCCACGACTAACACACAACCCTCTTTCGTTTTGCTCATATCAATCTTCCCATCGGCAACTGGCCCAGAAGCCAGTACCTTCTTCTCGTTTGTTTGCATCCCTGTGAGCTTGACCAGGCGTAGGGCACCGCGTCAGTGTGCCGGCTTTCCGCTCCGCCTCTTCTAGCTCTCTCGCCAATGGCGTCATTGAAGACACCAGCATCGCGCACGTATCCAACCGATCGGGACTGCCTTCCCCCCGGTTCCGCCCCTTATCTTTCGGCTCAAGGCGGATCCGGTTACTGTCGTCGTTCGGCATCTCGTAGCGCCTACGTCTCATCTGCGTTTCCAGTTTGTTATCCTTTGGCATCCGCAGTGCTCCCTGCGAAAGCCGGAACCGCATCTCAAAATGATCCTCTGCAGCAATACTCTTGAACTGCTTATCGTCGCGCGCCTTGGCATTGTTCGTATAGCGACGGATCCCCAGCCAGCCCTTGCGCTCCAGGTAGTCAATACACGGCTTCCCCAGGCCACCGTTATCCGCCGTGATATCTTCAGGCTTCACCCCGAGATCCCGAAAGCGATCGATGAACTTGTCACCCAGCACCGTCGTATCACTTTCCCGGTACACCTCCAGGGGCATGATCTCGTTGCCCACGCGCCACCCAAGCACCTGCTCATCACCACCGCCCGAGAACTCCAGCGCAACCTTCACCGGCCCGCGGATCCGGCGGATCAACCCGGCCATAGCGAACCGGACCTTCTCCGTATCATCGAACACATACTTCGCGCCCTTCCTGAAGAACTTGCCGAACACCCACGACAGGATGTACGGATGATTCTCGCCCAGCCGTGCAATCTCTTCCTGCCGCTCCTTCAACTTGAAGCCCTCACGCAGATGCGGACAATCGTGCCACCCAATTTCGTGCGCCTTCCACGGATTCCCCCGGGCCTCATGGAAACAATCGTAGAACGGGCCCGTATCCTCACCAGGCGTAGAAATCACCAGCCACACATCAGGACTACACCTCTGAAACGCGCGGAACATATCATCGTTGTCAAAGCTCTTGGCCTCATCGATGATCACCGCCAACGGTGCATACCTGATCACTCCATCCTCATCGCGGTACCAGCGAGAATGAAATCCTTCCGCCGCATCAGGATCCTTTGTCGAGAACGCCTTCCAGGTAGAGCCCGGCATCCCCCGCACACCTGGTGCCGTGATTTCAAGATCGTCCACGATCCGCCACTTCGGATACCGTCTCAGGCTCTGCTTCAGAACCGGCCACAGATTCTCTTTGATCTGTCGTTCAACACCCGCCGTGCTCACAACCTGCGCGCCCGGAAACGCCGCCATGAACGACAACCCGAACACCGGCAACAGCACCGACGTTTTCCCCGACTCATTTGGAGTCACCACCGACACACGGGCCCCAAGCACCATCAGGTCATACAAGATATCCATCTGCCACTTGTACATCCGCTCAGGAACCCACATCGACGCCTGGGACACCGGATCCGTGCCCGGCTCCCAAACCAGTTCCCTCGCTTCCCCGCTCGATAACTCCGCCCTACTCACCTGCTATCCTCATACGCCTTCACAATATTGTCCCACGACGAACTAGCTCCGCTCGGATCATCCTCATAGTGCCCCGGCGCCCTCGTTCCCACCGCGATCGCGAGCGGGTTCCCACACAGACACCCCTTGCAAATGAACGGCGGCATGGTAGGCGGTACCGGGATGATCTCCCGGCACCTCTTACACCTGATACCCTCTTTGAGCGGAGGCACTGGTCGCCCGTCAGGTTTGCGCCACTTGCGATACGCCCGCTTCGGCTTAACGAGCCAGATCCTACGCACCCTCCCCTCCATCAATTCCTCCTGTACCGCGTCACATCACCGCGGACCACTGCCACCAGTTCATCGAACTCCACGAAGACCATCCGCCTCTCACGCGCCAGCATGAACAGCTCCGTACACTCCACATGTACCGCATAGGCCGGCTCCGGTGAGCCATCCTCATTCTCTTCAGCCAGAAGGTGGGCCCGCGTACCCCGCTCGATCTCCTGTTCACAGTGATCGCAGAACACGCGCAACGAAGCCGCCAACGCCTCACGCCCAACCTTCAAAGCCAACGTCATTCCTTCTTACCTACCTTCGCGCGGCAAGTTGCTCACCGGCCTCGTACGCCTCTCCGCCAGGAACTCACGCACCGCCGCGACCTCTGCCGGCGTGAGAAACATCCCCGCCTCATCGCTCACGCCTTGGCTCCGCACAAACTCCGGGCCGCAGAAACCTGCCTCCGCTGCAATCGCGTCCTTAGTAGCCGCCTCGTACATCTTTACCTGGCCGACGATTCGCTCGACCGCGATCGGCACGCTGTCGCCCTCCGCCTCTAACCGTGCAGGAGCCCTCTTGACAGTGCACACACAGTGCCCATCCTCCCCCTCGGCAGGCCACGCAACCGCCACACTCCAACCATCTAGCCGCAACTCATCGATCATTCGCGCAGTCGGCCGCCCCGTGTACCAGGCTTCAAACTCACTTGCGGCAACGTGCCCCGCTGACGTATTCGGGAAAGACGGATCCTCCGCCTGCACCGGCTGTCCATCAGGAACCGAGTACTGCGCGAAGATATTGATCATCTTCCGCGCCTCATTCCGATCGATCTCCTTTTCCTGCTCACTCAGGTCCGAGTAATCCGTTTCCACCTGCCGCCACCATCGGTCCACCGTTGCCTGCAGGAAATCTCCCTCCAAGTGCTTACGCACAATCCGGGCCCAGCAGTCATGCGCGTACGCCGCCAGGTGTTCTATCAAGGGATCCACACCCAGCATCGGCTCTGTCCATCCCGCGCACGCGTAATCATCCTGCTTCAGAGGATCCTCACACTCGTCACGCTTCCCGCAGTTCAAGCACCTCATACTCACACCTTCCTCCGATCTGTCAGTTGCCAGTTCCTGTACGGCAGACCCTTCTTATGACGCACATGGAATATCGTGCCCTCACTCGGCCAGGTAGGCCGCGGATCCGGCCAACGCCGAACGCGCAACACCTCAAGCCGATACCCTTCCCATTCACCGTCGCTAACATCCGCCAACACCTTCACATCCGCCACCAAGCCACTCGGTGGCTCTCGATACATAGCCAGCTGCACCTGTTCCTGCTCCTTATCCATCGGGTACACCCTCATTCAAAAGCCCCGGCCTGCGGGCTATTACCGATCCGACCGGGTAGACCGTTACGAATCCCGCCGCCTAGGGGCATGCCAGTGCCACTCCCAACAACCCAGGCAGCGGACGCATAGCCCGCATGACGCACGCAAGAACGAGTCGGGAGCTTCGGCAAATTCACATCCATCTCCTAAAACGCAAAAAGCGGCGGCATCCTGTCCATACATCACATGGACTGAACACCGCCGCTCTTGGCAGGTTGCGCTACGCGCTAATCAAATCACTCAGCGTTATCTGCCGCCGAGTCGAACAACTCCGGGGTTAAATCACCCGGATCAACATCATCGGGTTCCGTAAGCTCACGCTCACGCTCCGCTGTCGCCTTCTTCATCGCCACCCAGATCTTCTCCCTTTGCCACTTGGGCAACCTCGACACCTGGCGTTGACGAATCGCCTTCTCGATCTCCTTCGTCCGATCCGAGCCGGCATGTTTCGCTGCCTCGGCCTCAAGAAACTCCAGGAGATCAAGAGGGAGACGCACTGAGATTCGATTCGACTTCACAATCTCATCCCTCCCATCTTCACATGCACCTCTCAAAATCCGCCACTTCACATCCACCCTTGGGGGGATCATAGGGGGGTTTTGTTATTATCCCTTTCTTGTCATACTGGCCGTATCGCCAACTGTTCGCCAGCTGACCGCCAACTGTTCGCGGACATATCTGGTGAAGCCGAGTTGAGGCCGTGCTGACGGGCCTCGAAACCCCTTTCTGATATGTTCGCCAACTGTTCGCCAGCTGACCGCCAACTGTTCGCACGGCCCTTACTGCAATTGCATTGCTGTCCGACACGCACGCCTGTCGGACAAAAGCGCCCAAACCCCTGCTATTAGGCACTTTATGCCCGTGTCCGACACGGTTGCATTGCTGTCCGACAAAACAGAGGCATGCCTGTCCGACACGCACGCCTACCTCAGATCCCACGGCCCTGCTCTGTCCGACAGTTGCAAAATGCACCGCCGCCCCGTATACACCATTATAAACGGCGCGGGGCGCGCCGGGGGGGATCCGGTGGGGTAGGTACCTTGCTTCCACTCCTTGACGACCACGGGAACCCGATCGCTGCTCACCAGGTACACTTGCCGGCCGCTCTCCATCTCTATGGCCGATCCGCTCCACCTCGATCACACCACCACCTGGCGCCCGACGAACGCCGCTGAAATCTCTCCGCGAATGAGTAGACCTAATCGCTGTTATCCGACCTTGGCCCTGATTTTGGGCATATTTCCTAGGAAACTCGGCACTTTCAAAAAAGTTCATCAAGTTATTTTGGCCCCGAAAAAGGCCAAACCACAATATGTTGTGGTCCTCACTCATCAGATTGCCTCGAAATCGCCTCAGAATCGCCTGTGAGCTCCGCCCCTGGTTCACACCCGTTCGGGCCCGCGATCGCCTCAGATTCGCCCTGCTGCCTTCCCTCACGCTCAAGATCTTCCAGCGTCTTGCCCTGCTCCCGGGCCCGCCTCAGATAGTCACACACGAACACCGGATCAGGATCATTCACATCTCGATCGCGACCGAGCAGCCGTTCACGGGCTCGATCGTACGCTGCTATCGCCGCCACACGGTCACGCAGGTTCGGAGCCGTACGAATGACCTCTTCCAGCTGCTCCAGGATGTCCTCGTCCGTCATAGGCCCGCTACGCTTGCCTTTTCCGCCGGGATCCGGGAGCTCCACCCCGCCACCGCCCTGGGAGATCAACCATTGCAATCGAGAACGGATATCCTCCCGCCGCATCAGCCTACACCCTTGTTCCTTGGCCGTTTTGCCACTTCTGGTGCCCTTCCGAGGGGGGAAAGCAGCGTTGTATGCAACATCGTTACGCCTGACCTTGAGCCATGTCTGCAAGAATAGTTCGTGCTGCGCGTTCGGCAAAGGCAGTGAGAAGTCGCCGTCAAACAGGGAACCCTCACTATTCTCGGGGTTAAGCTCCGCATCGACAAGAGCCTCAACATCCGGCGGAGCCGTGCCGTCGGACACTGCAAGCAACTCAGGAACCGATACCCGGTGGAGCGTCATGAAGTCAGCAGCAGCTACGTTCAGCTGCTCCATCTCGTCGGCCTGTTCGAAGGCATGGACGTCTCTATCACGCATCCCTATTCCGTATCCTCTGAGTACGAGAGCATTTGATCGATCCTGACCATGAGATCCACGATCTCCTGGCGCGCCTCTCGGAGCATGTCTTCCAATTCTCCGATCCGTTGCTTGCCGCGGTGAGCTCCGGGCCCTTCCAGATACCTATCACGCCGGCTCTTGCCTCGGGTGACACGACCGATCACCAGGTGGTACTTATCGACCAAGCGCTTCCACATCTGATACTCCGGCGTCACGCTGCCGGCCAGCTTCGCGATAGGCTTATCAAGAATCACTATGAGATCATCGCGCGGGATCTCACGTAGGTCGTTCTCATCGAGGTAGTGCAGGATCTGACAACTCACGCACTCGCTATCACTGTCGCATGGCCGCTTGAACAACTGCACGATCTCCGCGAACGAGAGCTTCGTTGCGAGTACCTCTAACTTGGTGGACGGAATATCTGGAAACTTGAAATCAAAACGCTTCCCTGGTGCCACAACACTCTCCCCCCGATGCGTCTCATTACTGGCCTTGCATTCCTGTATTGACATCGTGAGAGACTCCTGTGTTCCAATCCCACCTACAGAGCACTATCGAAGGTATCAGCATCGCCCCGGTTCGCGCAATAACTTTTATGACATTTTCCCAAAACAGAGTTATTGACACCCCTCCTGTATAATGCGAGAATCCCGGTCAATGAGAACTTTAACGCAATATGCAGCGGTTGCCCCCGCTAACCTTTCGACACTTTTTCGCGCATATTATATCTTATGTCTACTCACGAAAGCCCATGAACCACAACATTTAGTGGCTTTTCTGCCGAAACGGGCGTCGCATAATCAATCACCTTTTGCCCAAGAAGCTGTCAAGGTTGTCACCGACCAGGTGCATGTGAGGACATAAACCATGCCAAACGTACAAGGCGAAGGCGTCACCCCGCAGCAGAGGCATGACATGAATCTGCTGCTGAAGATCATCCACAACAGTAACGGGAAGTGGATCACGGCGAAGGAAATCCGGCAGGTGGCACATGGGCAAGCAAAGGCATCGGGCTCATGGCATCGACGGTACATCGCGGAACTGGCGGACCTCGCAAGCGGCCGCATCATCTCTACCACTCACGGCTACAAGATCCAGGACCAGGCGACCGACAAGGAGATCATGGAGTCGTATCACCAGTTGACAGACAAGGCGGAGCGCACCGGTAAACGCGCATCCGCGATCATGGCGTATTACCACAACCACCGGCTACGTCCCGCAAAGGAGACGGACACAGCAGCTGACCCCGGCACGCCAGTACAGCAGACGCTCATTTGATCAACATACAGTAGGGACGCGACATGCAAGGCTTCATCATTCTCGCGCGCAAGATCCGGGACAGTGAGATCTGGACCGACAAACCCGACAGTTGGCTGAAGATCTTTCTGGACCTGATCCTTGAAGCCACCTTTGCCCACGATCACAAGTACCCCCGCGGATCCGCGCCGATCTCATGGACTACCGCATCCGGCCGGCTTCCCGGTATCAGCCGGCAAACCTGGAACCGTTGCCTACGCTGGATGGAAGACGAGGGCATGATCGAGCGGGACCGGCTCGGTAGACGAATCCTCGTGCACCTCAATAACTACGAGATGTATCAAGATCCCGACTACTACAAGAACACACCCGAGGCGACAACCAAACCGCGGCGCCGGCGGAAGCCCCGAGCCCAGGAACCAGAACCGGCCGCGCCCCCGGAAGAATCAGACGATCCCGCTTTCAATATTCTCCAGGCAAGCGAACACCTGCAACGGCTCACGCTCACACAGTACCAGGCCGCGATCGAGCCCCTCCCCCCGGACTATCCCCTCCTACGCGTAGCCAAGGAGTGTGCACGACGCGCGAAGCTGGAAGGACACATCACCAAGCCGGGCCCGTTCGTCTCTGCCTTCTTCCAACGCTGGCACCAGCAGCACGGGCACGAAATCTCTGCGAAGAAACGCGCGGCCGAGCAGACCAAGGCTCTCTGCCAGGAGTTCTATCAGATCCTCGTGGACAACATGGGAGGCAACGGCGAGAGCAAGGCCGTCCGCGACCGAGCAGCGAAGCAATACGAAGGCATCATCGGCAAGCGCCTTGTCGCTGAAGTGAAACAGAAGGCCAAGCAAAACTACGAACGGAGACATGGATGAAGGTACTCTACCGACCCAAGGGACGCGCACAGGAATACAGCCCCCTCGCTGTCAATCTATATAGAGGGTGCCCCCACCGGTGTAAGTACTGCTATGCACCGCTCGTCCTGAAGAAGTCCGCGGAGTCCCTCGCAATGGTCAGCCCCCGCGCCGGCGTGCTCAAGGATCTCCACGCGGATCTGGCCCGCTTCCGGGAACATAACACCATGGCGTTCGGGCCCGTCCTAATGTGCTTCACCTGTGACCCCTACCCCGATATCGAAAAGGATCTACTCGTAACCAAACGCGCGATCGAGCTTCTGAAGCACTACGCCTTTCACTTCAAGATCCTGTCGAAACACCCCGCCCTCGCCCTCCGCGATCTCCACCTGTACGGGCCCGGAGACGTGTTCGGCACGTCGCTCACACTTCTCGATCGAGAGGATAGCCGGCGGTGGGAGCCCGGCGCCGACGAACCAGGTGACCGCATACAAGCTCTCAAGGAAGCATACGCCCGCGGCAAGAACACCTGGGTCAGCATGGAACCCGTGCTCGATCCCGAGCAATCCCTTGAGCTCATCCGCATGACACACCCGTACGTGCGGCACTACTCCCTCGGCGTGATCAACTATGACCCCATCCGCAAGACCATCGATTGGGGCAAGTACCTCGATGATGCTCGGGCCCTGCTCTACCGGCACGACAAGTCTTTCCAGGTCAAGCGCGACCTTGAACGCGCCGCACAACAGACACCGAAAGGACACAGGAACAATGACAACTGATCTCAAGAGGCCCGTAGTGCGTCGCACAACGCGCCCGGACACTCGCCGGAAGCTGATCGTCTCTCTTGAACCCGGAGACATTCTCAGCATCCGCGAAGAACGCTGCAGGACAACCTACAGCGAACCCCTGTCGGCCGTATTCGCCTGGATGGCCCGACGGGAAGCTGACCGCATCGCCCACAGGAATCAACAGGCATAAAGGAGACGCCTATACGCACCACACTCGACGCTGACCCATTAACTCACAACATCGAAAGGACATCATGTACGAGAAGACAGGTTACAAGCTCAACGCCGACGGCACCGCCCTGCTGGCAGAAGTCAAAGGCGGCAAGGATACCGTCCTCCAGGACGGCGACCTGACCCCGGCAGAAACGCAGCTGAAAGCTCTGCTGCAGGACATCCACGACGGCAGACTCGTCGCGCCCGCAGAAGAGACGACCGCCGACGACGTTCCCGCGGATCCCGACGGCGGCGAAGGCACTGACGCGGATCCCGACGGTGGCGAAGGCACTGACGCGGATCCCGACGGCGACGCGGACAAGGACGCGGATCCCGACGGCAAAGAGGAATAGCAACTAACCGGAGCCGGTCGGTACCACCCTTTCCCGGTACCGGCCGGCACCTGGAGACGAACAATGGTAGTACTACTCGACACCAAAGGACGCAGACAGCCCAATCTGAAGCAACGCCTGAAGATGGCAACAGTTGATAACAATGAACTGTGCGCCGTTGTTGGCTTCTCCGGCGCCGCGTTCGACAAGATCAAGAAGCTGGCCGTCGTCCTGGCGACTCAGCTGCGGACAAAGAAGCTCATCCAGTTCCCCGGCAAGGCCGACATGATCACCGCTCTCGACGCAATCACCGAGCTCTGCCTCGACTTTGAAGCACGCGTGCAGGCCCGTAACGCCCGGCTCCGCGGTGAAGACCCGGATCCGATCGGCACGGCCGTCGCACAGACCACACAAGAACCCACGAAAGGAGAACCCGGAGCATGACCCCATACATCATAGTCGGAATAGTCTGGACGGTGACCATCATCCTCGCCTTTGCCCTCGGCCGATCGTCAACGAAAGTGAAATATCCTGTACAAGATTTCACACATTCGCCGCTGGCCTCCCGGATCCTGTCCGTTACGATCGCCGGCATTGTGTGCCTGTCCTGCACCGGTTGCTTGCGTGACCTGGCGGAGATCATCGTCGCCGTGGATCCGCCGGCCGAGACGGAGCCGGTAATGCCCCCCGTAGTGGTACCGGATCCCGAGCCGGATCCCGAGCCCGAGGCGCCCACGGTTGACGACAACGCGCCCCGCACGTTCGTCGCCGGCAACTACCTCTATGTTGTCGGCCGGCCAGGCTGGACCCACGAACCCGACATCCCCGGCGAGTTTACCGGCTGCACCGTTGACGGTGTACGTGTTCACTCCTACGGCTGGCAGAACGAACGCCCCTTGTGGCGTTCCCGGATCCTCTCCGGCCGTGTCGTCTTCCGCCAGAAAGGCGTGATCATTGAGACGATCGACTAGCCACAACATCTTGTAGGGCCCGCGCGCGGATCCAGACGCGGACCCTACGACATATTGTGGAACCGACAGAGAAAGGCAACGAACGAATGATAGCGATCGTATGGAGTGACTACGAAGGGACGAAGCTCAGACGCTGCAAGGACCGAGCCGAGGCGGAGGCATTTCTCGCAGAGGCACAGGCGAACATCGATCGAGGCGGAATGTACGTGCCCAAGATCGAGGGAGTCTTTGAAGGCGTCGAACGCGGATACTCCGTCGTCAACGTCGCAAGGGAAGTAACACTCACGGAACAGGTCAACAGGTAACCATACCGCCGAGATCCGGCGGAGAAAGAAGGAGACGGAGATGAGCAACAAGGAGCACACGCCGCACACAGGAGAACCATTAGATCTATCGGCCGCGCTGACTAGCCTACTCGGCGCCGACCTAGCGCCGCACAGTATTGACGGGGATCCAGACTGCGACGCCTGCTGCGCCCTGCGGAGCGCCGCCGTAGCCGTGTTCCACTGGTGCACACAGCAAGCAAAGGCAGCGGCGGAGACATGGGAGGCGAGTCAAGAGTTGGAAGAACGCCTGGCCACGGCTGTAGCAGAAAAGAAACAGCGCGAGGCTGACACCGTTCTCGACCCCAACGCCGACGTAGACGCCTTCATTGCGCGGCTGGAAGAAGAGATAGAGGATCTGGACATTGCGGACGAATCCGCAACAGCAGCCAGCGCCGACTGCGAATCATGCCAGAACTCATCAAGGAGGGTCCACATCCTCACTGAATTGATAAGGCAGAAGAACGCCGAGCGTGAGAGTCGCGCTATTGCGCGTACTTCTCCACGCTCTTGTTCGACAGGAGGTTGCGATGTGGACACACATTGAGGATTCGACTCCCAAAGCTCGCAAGGATCACCGCTGTTGCCTGTGCGGCCTGACGATTCCAAAAGGCGTCAAGCACGTCAAGCGGGTCGGGTTTGACTCGGGCGAGGGCCTTGTCACGATGCGAATGCACGAGCAGTGCGAGATGGTGACGCGGGACTGGCATTGGGACGATTGGGAGTGCATGCCAGATGAATGGGCGTTTCGCCACGAGGACTTGCCTCCCGAAACGCTGGCAGAGATTCAGAGTATGTCCAACAAGCTGATCGCCGCAATCCTAAAGAACAGATAGCCAACCTACGCCGGGTAGTGCCGACGAACACCCTGGGACGGCACCATCCTACAGAGCGAGAAGTCCAACAGGAACTGACGCACTGCCCGGCGGTCTTACCGAGCCAATGAAGAAAGACAGACCATTACTCCCGGTGATTGAGCAGGTAACCCGGATCAATAGCACCCTAAGAGCGATCCGCGACGGCCGCTGCGGTACGATCAGCAAGGATACCGATCGTGGAAACACCGGCAGAGAGCACCCCACCTACGAGGAAGACAATGGCAATGACCGTCTTAACGACGGCCCACTTCTTCCAGATCGCGCCGGCGATCAGACCAATGAGCCAGGGCACAGCGACGTAGGGAACCAGCACGGTTACGAGTAACCGGGCAATGTGCCCCCCGATCGTGTACTCACCACGCACTGCCACCGTATCCACCCCAAAGGAGAAGACGAAGAGGCAGGCACCAACGACGTACAGCCAGATAAGCGTTGTCCTTTTCATGCCGGCAGTGTAACGCCTCGACGGTAGGTGACAAGGATTTATTCCAGGCCGAGAGGCACCGGGCCCATTGCTTCGCGCATCTCTTCGACGTATTCCTCGGTGACCCGGACCACCTCATCCCAATCCTGCCCCATTGCCAGGGCAGTCTGCGCGACGGGGATCATGGCCTGCTGCATATCACGCGCAAAGGCGGGATCATCAAAGGCTTCATGGAGCTCACGCCCCATACTCCCGAGCTCATCGATCATGTTCATGGACGTGTGAAGCATCTCCAGCTGATTCACCTGGACAATCAGCCGCGGATCATGGACCCGTAACCAGGTGCCACCGCCCCGTTGCCGCTCGATCGTTGCCGCGCCCATCTCTACCAGGCGCCGGCGGACACGTTCATACCTCTGATTCAACGCGGAGACGCTTTGCACGGACGCCGCATTGAAGCCGACCGGATTCCTGATAAAGAGCCGGCCGACAAGCGGGATATCCGCACGCTCAGGAGCGATCTCCTGCCCGCGCTCCACGCGATCGAGCATCCTGATCACTTCATCGTATTGCCTGGCGAAGCCCTGCCGCACTATGTGCTGGATCCGCAACGGCGAATAGTTGAACCACCGGCCTAGTGCCTTGTAGAACTTCGGAGTGTCCAGGTGGGCCCGCTCGGACATCGGCAGATCCTGTGCTTCCATCCACGGCGAATCAATGTTACGGCCGAAGTAGTAACTCCTGTTATGCGTTGCCTCCACAAAGGCCCGCTGCGTCGGCTGCAGGAAGTCCATCGGACTACCTGGCAAATCGATCAGCCGCTTCAGCACCTGGTGCGCCGCCTCACGCCTTTGCAGGATCGGCCGGCCCCCGTACATGTGGTCTAAGGTGTTCCAGACTGTGCTCTCGATCGCACCGAGGGCCCCGTAGTCGAACGGGATCCTGATTCCCTTGATATCCATGTACCCCATACGATCCCAGACCGGCCGCTCACGTTCCCGCTTCGCGTCGTCCTCATCAGCAATCATCTGCTTGAGTGCCCAGCCGGCCGCGGCGGTCACTGCCACCACCCCCAGCCGATACCATGCCGTCGCCCTGGTCGCCGGATCCACATCCGAGAGCCGGAGATATTGCCGGTACATAATCTGAAGGCCGGCGTTCGTGAAGCCCAACGGCCGCAAGAGGGCCCGCACCGACGAGAAGCCCGAGTGCTCCCCGAAGTTACCCGTCACAGTGTCATAGGCCATACGTGCCGCCTCTGTGCTTTCGCCCTGCCTCTTCTTCCACACAAAGGCACCTTCACGGCCGAGTTCCTCACCAAGACCCGAGATGAACTTCCCGCCCGTAATGAAGTTGAGCACATCGACAGGCTTCAGAATCGTGGACATCACCACACCAGGTACCGCCGCCGCCTTCTCGGCCGGCGCCAGGCCCCGCCACTTGTCCAGGATGATACCTTCAGACAGCATCCGCGTGAACGCGTTCAGGCGGATCCGGTGGGCCCCGCTCGTCGTTGTCTCCAGCGTACGCGTAAAGAGCTCTGCAGTCTTCCGCGCTTCCGGGACGCCCTTCTTGCCGGCGATCCGGTTAAGCAACCCCGTCAGCAGGTACATACCCTTCAGCTGACCCTCGCGCCCCTCACCCATCAGGACCGCATTGGAAGGATCCCTACTCAACATATTCCCCACGGCGAACGGCAGAGTCTGCGTGATCGCCCGCTTCCACGGTTCAGTTACCGGAGTCGCGATCTTATCGATCCACTTCATGAACGCTGCCGGCTCCCTGCTGCCGGCAAACATCTGGAACAGGACCGGATCCTCAATCTGCAGGTACACCCGCCGGCCGTCCAGGATAGGAGCAATGATATTCACGCCCCGCGGCGCCGTAGCCCGCCACACTGCCTTACCAACAGAATCGAAAGCCACATCCTTTGCCGTCACCGCTTCCCCGATCGGATCCAACGGCCGGCCAAGCTCCTGCTCCATCTTCTGGTTCAGGTAATCAGCGATAACATCCTTCATCTCTTCTTCACTGAGCGTCGCCATCTTCTTAACGTCCAGCTTCATCGGCACGGCAACCCGCGCCATAGCTGCCCGCGCTTCAAAGGAGAGGCTCTTATCGTTGCTCGTACGCCTGATAACATCGAGCAGCATCAACGCCGCGCGGTTCTCGTAGTAGGCCCCGATCACTTCCCCTGTCCGCTTCTGCATGGCATCGAGAATCGGCATCCTGCCCCGCGCACTACCGAACGCACGCCGGAACCCGGCCGACGGGGATCCGCGCCGGCCCCGACCCGACACCACCTCACGGCCCGCACCAGGCATAGGCGGCAACGGCCAATAGTGTTCGTAGGCTCCGCGGATCCGCTCTGCCTCTTCTTCACTCATGTCACCGCCCATCACCGCAACCTCAAGTAACGCCTGCATGTAGTCCTGCACGTCCTTGTATGCCTCATCGAACTTCGGCACCGCATCTCGTGCTTCCGCCACGATCTGCGCCAGGTGTTCCGGCGTCAGCCCGTCA